TTGAGTGATAACACCGGGCTTCCAAACTACGTTTGAATTTTCAATCGTGTTACCTCCGATAAACTCGGCACGCTCGAGAGCCTCATCAAAGTTGACTCGGAACAATCGGCGACCGAGACGGTTGGCAAGTTGAGCTACGAATTCGGTCTTACCAGTGCCACGCTCACCGGCGAGCCACACGTTATCAGGCAGTGGATCATCGAGTGCGATAAGTGCTTGATGCAAGTGCTCAGGGTTAAAGTTATAGTCATTGACCAGGGCGGGAGATTCGGGATCGTTCCAAACATCAACACTCAGGTCGGAAAAATCTATCGTCTCACCGTTGTACCTGTAGGTACAGATGTCTCCGAATACATCCTTTGCAATTTTGCGGGTAGTCTTTGGAACAATTTTGGCAACCTCAACCAATTGCTCGGGAGTTGCGACAATCCTGAATTCATCAAACAGTTTTGATACCTCAGAGACAATCGACCCCTTGACAATGTTGTAATCAACGCCCTGCACCGCATCGATCTTAGCGTTTAAACGGCGAGACAGGTCATCAAAATTATTCTCCATCGTTGAATGATTACGGCTCTGCGATCTTATGGTGTTGTCAATAACAAATTGCAGTCTCTGAATCTCAGCGACCGCATTGTTCACCTCGCTTGATGCCTTTGTGATTTGAGCACGTACGTCATCCGGTATTGTTACATTTGATGCGACTACGGTTGCACCGTTCGACCTGGTTGATTTGACCTGGTCTAATGTGATGTGCCCATTATTAATCAGGATAGACACTTGCTCGACTGCGCTATCTTTTGATGTTTGAGCGCAAATTGACTTAGATAAAAGCACCGCATTGAGTTGATTGAGCGGGATGAGAGAGAGTTGACGTTCGACTGGTAACATGGTAAGCCTCCTAAAAATTAAGATAAAGTGAATACGTTGTTGTCAAATGAGCATATCGGCAAGCCCTGATCAGCCCACTTACTAGATAACCGAATAGTGAAACCGCACCCTTTACAGACCGCTTTGAGCATGCGAGTGGACTGAGTCTTTTTATTCGCATTGATGTTTAAGCGGGCGTGAGGATAAGCGCCAAGCCCATCGATGAGCGCCGAGAAGCTTTTCTTAAAAGCCTCACCGACTACGGTCGCAGTCGGCTTGCCCTCAAGCCATAAGCTTCGCACCAGTTTAGGAAAGTTACCTTTGTGACCGTCACCGTCAGTCGCTGAGTGAGACAGTTCGTGTACAAGAATACCGAATACCTCGATGGGGTCATCCTCGACAGGCGAGATTAAAATCTCATGAGTGTTATCGTCCGATGCCTTGGCGCTCCAGTGCTCACCGATTGCCCTGTTTAAACTGCGAGCGTGCCGTGATGGGAACCCGCAGGTCACTCGGATATTGTCCGGGAGCGGAAAGCCAACTGATTTGAAAATGGGGCGCAGTTCAATGACTGCATTATTGAGCCAGTCTTCACGTGTAATGTTATCCATGATTGATGCCTTTATTGATTAATGATTTAAGAGTTAACCGTCCAAGGCATTCGCCCCGATGTTGAGAGCCATCGGCATAGGTGTAAGTTTCACCGCACCCGCCGAGCCAGTCGAGCATGACCACGAATGCCACGCCTGCAAAAATTATTGAGAGTATTAAAGTGATGAGTGCTTTAAGCATTATTTAGGCTCCTTGTATCGATGCGAAATTACATCGCATAAGCACACTAAAAAGAATGCGCTTATGTGATGCAATCACACCCTACTTATTCACGAATAGGGTCATGAGAGAGTAATTAGATCGTGCTCAACTGCGGTTGACCCTCTTATGTGTAGTGCGAGTGGTCTGTAGCTATTGCAATCTAGGCTCTCGGAGTGATAAGGACTGGAACCTTACCGGCTTTTGGCTCGCCCTCTTACAGTTGTTAGGTGTAGGTCTTAGGGGTCAATTTCAGTCAGTGCTTTCACTGAATGAGCCTCAATGATAGCACATGTTTAAACGCATAAACAAATATTTTTATAAAGACCTAATGCTTTGTAGGGTTATTATGTGGTTGAGTTGTATTCTTTATTAGTGTATCGATTTGAACTCTTAAGTATTAGTTGAATACTTTTGTATATTTGACCGATTTAAACGGCTTTAGAGCGATTTTCAGTGGTGATAGCACCTACCCCCTTGACGTGCTATCGTTTGTTGCTCCTGGGCGGTTTTCACTATTTTGGTGCATTTATTATCCACAGTTTGCGGTGGATAACTTAAGTTGTCAACAGGGTGTGGATAAGTTTAAAATGGTGGTTGTGGATAACTTTTATCAAGATGTTTAAACGCAGATGTTGGTAGCTCATGTGGTGAGCCTGCGGTTTTGGGGAGCGAAGCGAGACAGTCAAATCCTCCCAAAATAAGAACACATGTTTACACGTAGTGTTTAAACGATATTGATATGAGTATTAATCGATAGGGTATTTTTAAAACAATGTAAGGATGACCAATGAGTGAATTAAATGACGGCAATCAGAGCGCTGAATCAAATAGCACCAACGATAGCGAACGCACAGGCACGAACGTGCAAAGCGAGGGAATAAGCGAAGCGATGCGGTCTGCGGTCGCTTCTACTGTAAGTAAATATAAAAGAAGTGGAAAGGTTGTAGGAGTAAAGGACAACCATCCAAGAATGACTGCAAAGATGAGATGCTTCACAAGTTGTGTCGCCCAGGGTTTATCACCTCGAGAGGCTTACGTAAAAGCTTACGACACTCGGAGAATGAGTGATGCAAGCGTGATCACTGAGGCTAATCGTCTTATGCGTGACCCTCGAGTGAGTAGTCTGCTAGAGCACGTCTGGGAGAGCGTTGAGCAAAATATTATTGATGATGCAGTTGCTACTCGCAGAAAGATTATGGGTGATTTACTCAAGCATGCTGATGATGACAAGGCAAAGCTTGGAGATCGTCTTAAGTCACTCGAGCTTATGGGTAGAGCAATCGGTATGTTCACTGATAAGAGTGAGGTCAAGACAGAGACTGTTGACGCAGAGCAATTGAAGCGTGAGTTAGATGAGCACTGGACTAAGTTCAAAGCAGTTCACTAACGATTATTCTTTTATAACAACTAGTGTCGCAGGGGTATGCGCTTGTCGTGTGCCTGGCGTAGCTGACCACCCACGTACCACCCCCGCCGGAACGGCACTCCTGCCCCGTCCGACCTTACGCTCTATTTTCCACATCCGATTACAAACTCTCTATGCAATACGAACGTTCACCCCTACCCCCTTATCAATAAAAGGACTTGACAGTTTAAACATTGAATATAGAATACCCCCCTAGAACGTTTCTATTTTGTTCACCCCGGGGGTATATATGAGTCCTAGACAGCAACAGGTTTTTGAATTTATCAAGGCGTATATAACACTTAAAGGTTATGCTCCTTCGTACATGAATATTGCACAAGGATTAAATTTAAAAAGCAAAAGCAATATACATAGGCTTGTGCATAAGCTTAAGAAAGATGGATTGCTTCAGGTTAAGGCTCATGAGGTTAGGTCTTTAAAGGTGATAGATAAGTCAGTAGAGAAAATGGTACGGTTATGATCAGGAGTAGCTATGCCAGTTTTAACTAAGACTGAAATACGTAACTATAGAGAAATGCTTAATGCGCTTCCCAAGGACCACCCGAATATAAAGAAAATTCAACAAGTATTAAAGGCGGATCAAAATGAGCGATGCAGGGAAAACTTCTTACCGTTTGTACAGGCTATGTGGAGCGCATTTATTGCTGGAGAGCACCACGCAATCATGGCTAATGCATTTGAACGAGTTGCGGAAGGCTCTCTTAAACGACTCATTATCAACATGCCACCTAGACATACAAAGTCCGAGTTTGCTTCATACCTTTTCCCTTCTTGGTATCTTGGAAAGTTCCCAAATAAAAAAATCATTCAAACTGCCCACACCGCTGAACTGGCAGTTGGATTCGGTCGTAAGGTTCGTAATCTTGTCAATACGTCTGACTATCAATCGGTTTTTAATACTAAATTATCAAGCGATTCAAAAGCCGCCGGTCGTTGGAATACCCATGCAGGGGGGGACTATTTTGCTATTGGAGTGGGCGGAGCGGTAACAGGAAAAGGCGCTGATGTATTAATCATTGATGACCCGCATAGCGAACAAGAAGCCATGCTAGGCAATCCTGCGGTTTATGACCGTGTCTATGAATGGTATAACTCAGGTCCTAGACAACGTCTACAACCAGGCGGAGCTATTATTATAGTAATGACCAGATGGTCTAAAAGAGATTTAACAGGTCAAATATTAGATGCATCGTTTAAACGGGATGGAAGTAGCGAGTGGGAAGTTATAGAATTTCCAGCGCTGTATCCATCGGGTAAACCCCTATGGTCAGAGTTTTGGTCTCAAGAAGAATTAGAGGCAATTAAAGCTGAACTTCCCGTATCGAAGTGGGAAGCCCAATACCAGCAAAATCCAACCTCTGAAGAGGGCGCTATTATTAAAAGGGATATGTGGAGACTTTGGGACAAAGACAATCCTCCACCATGCGAATACATTATTCAATCCTGGGATACTGCGTTTGAAAAATCTTCTCGGGCTGACTATTCAGCTTGTACAACTTGGGGTGTTTTTTACCATCCAAACGATAAAGGTCAAGAACAAGCCAATATTATCTTGCTTGATGCGTTTAAACAACGAATGGAGTTTCCAGCTCTCAAAGCCAAGGCGCAACAAATGTATAAAGAATGGCAACCCGATTCTTTAATTATTGAAAAGAAAGCCGCTGGTGCGCCGCTTATTTATGAGCTAAGAGCAATGGGAATACCGCTTTCTGAATATACACCAAGCAAAGGAAATGATAAGATAGCCCGTGTAAACGCTATATCAGATTTGTTTGCATCTGGTTTTGTATGGTGTCCCACAACAAGATGGGCGGAAGAATTGGTAGAAGAGCTTGCATCTTTCCCCAACGGCGACCATGATGACTTAGTCGATTCGACCAGTCAAGCAATGCTTAGATTCAGGCAAGGCGGATTTATTCGTCTTAACTCTGACATGGAAGATGAACAACAATACTTCAAACGCAAAGTATCTTATTATTAGGAATTAACATGATTGACAAAGGTCTTTATCAAGCGCCCCAAGGTATTCAATCTCTTCAAGATGAACCTGATATAGAAATAGAAATTGAAGACCCAGAAGCTTTGCATATATCAGGACCTGGTTTTGAAATGCACATGGAAAAAAATGAGTCCAATAACTTTGATGAAAACCTTGCCGAGTTAATGGATGAATCCACATTGCAATCCATTGTGGGAGATTTGGTGGCGGATTATGATGATGACCTATCCTCAAGAAGGGATTGGATCAGAGCCTACGTTGATGGGCTAGAGCTTTTAGGTTTAAAAATAGAAGAGAGAACCGATCCTTGGGTTGGTGCTTGCGGTGTATATCATCCTCTTTTATCAGAGGCGCTGGTTAAGTTTCAAGCTGAAACCATCATGGAGATTTTTCCGGCAACAGGTCCAGCAAGAACGGAAATTGTAGGAAAAGAAACTCCAGAAAAAAGAGAATCAGCCAAGCGTGTTGAAACAGACATGAACTACATGCTGACCGATGTCATGACCGAATATCGACCCGAAACAGAACGAATGATTTGGGGATTGGGATTGTCAGGAAATGCCTTTAAAAAAGTTTACTACGATCCTCATACTGAAAGACCTGCGGCTGTTTTTGTTCCAGCAGAAGATGTTGTAGTTCCTTACGGCGCATCAAATATAGAGACCGCTCCCCGGGTAACCCATGTCATGCGTAAAACTGAAAATGAACTCAGGCGCTTACAAGTTATGGGTTTTTATAGAGACATTGATCTGGGCGAACCAAACAATACGCTAGATGAAGTAGAAAAGAAAATTGCGGAAAAGATGGGCTTTAGAGCTACATCAGATTTCAGATACAAACTACTTGAGATGCAAGTAGATTTAGATTTGGTAGGTTTTGAACACAAGGACAAAGATGGAAACGAAACAGGAATTGCACTCCCCTACCTTGTCACATTTGAACATGGAAGTAACAAAATACTTTCCATTAGAAGAAACTGGAAAGAGTCCGACAAAACCCATCAAAAACGTCAGCACTTTGTCCATTATGGATATGTTCCGGGTTTTGGTTTCTATTACTTTGGGCTTATTCATCTTATTGGCGCTTTTGCTAAGTCAGGTACTTCTCTTATTCGTCAGTTGGTCGATGCGGGCACTCTCGCTAACTTGCCGGGCGGTTTTAAAACTCGGGGAATGCGAGTCAAGGGAGACGACACACCAATAGCTCCAGCAGAATTTAGAGATGTAGATGTGGCATCCGGAACTATTAAAGACAACTTAATGCTTCTTCCTTATAAGGAGCCTAGTCAAGTATTGATGTCTTTGCTCAATCAAATCGTGGAAGATGGCAGAAGATTTGCCAATACAGCAGATTTAACCACGGCGGATATGTCTGCCAATGCGCCTGTAGGCACAACATTGGCAATCTTAGAGCGAACCATGAAAGTCATGACTGCGGTTCAGGCTCGCATTCATTATTCTTTAAAGCAAGAGTTAAGACTGCTTAAAGTTATTATTGCAGACTATACGCCTGAAGATTATGAATATGACCCAGAGGAAGGTGGTCGTCAAGCCAAAAAATCAGATTATTCAAATGTAGATATTATTCCTGTTTCCGATCCTAATTCGGCAACCATGTCTCAAAAAGTTGTGCAATGGCAAGCTGTAATGCAGTTAGCACAGCAAGCACCACAGCTATATGACCTAGCTTATTTGCATAGACAAATGATTGATACATTAGGTATAAAAAATGCGGCTAAATTAATACCGACAAAAGAAGATCAAGTTCCTCTTGATCCTATATCAGAAAACATGAATTGTTTAAACGGAAAACCGCTTAAGGCGTTTATCTATCAAGATCAAGACGCACACATTGCGGCTCATCAATCTTTCTTAGGAGACCCAAATGTACAACAAACTATTTCTCAAAACCCGCAAGCAAATCAGATTACTGCGGCAATGCAGGCGCATATTGCAGAACATTTGGGTTTCCAGTACAGGTCGCAAATAGAAAAACAAATGGGCGTGGCAATGCCAATGCCAGGTCAACAATTACCGCAAGACGTAGAGGTTCAATTGTCTCGTTTAATTGCACAAGCATCTGTACAACTCAAGCAGTTAAACGACAAACAGGCGGCTCAACAACAAGCCCAACAACAGGCTCAAGACCCGCTTATTCAATTGCAACAGCAAGAATTGCAACTCAAACAACAGGCGCAACAAGCCAAAACGCAAAAAGATCAAGCCGATATTCAAGCAAAAATGGCTCAAGTACAAGTGGAAAGAGACCGAATCATGTCACAAGCGGAAACAGAAAAACTCCGCATTGCCGCACAAATTCAGAAAAATCAAGCAGATGCAGATCACCAAATGGCAAAAGAAAGACTCAAACTTGGCGTTCAATCATCTATCAAGAGTGCAGAACTTCAAACCAAAGGTAATCAATGATCCATAAGTATTTAGACGTTCTAATTAAACAATTGGACGACAAAATAAACCAAATTCAAGAGGCTCTTGGCAATGGTTCTGCCAAGGACTTTGTTGAATACAAAGCAATGTGTGGTGAGGTAAAAGGTCTTCTTACTGCCCGTTTAAACATTAAAGACCTACAACAAAGAGTAAAGGAACATGATGACTGAAATTTTACTGGCTACCAATCCAGACAACCCAACAATTATTGGTTCAATCAATAAAACAATGGAAGAAAAAGCAAAACAACTCCCTATGCCTAGTGGGTATCACATTCTTTGTGCTATTCCTGAGCAAGAGGAAACATTAGAAGGAAGTAGTTTAATCAAAGCCGCAGAGACCATTCGCACAGAAGAAATCATGACAACGGTTCTTTTTGTTGTAGCTCTAGGTCCAGATTGCTATCAAGACAAAACCAAGTTTCCAACAGGACCTTGGTGCAAGGTAGGAGACTTTATTTTAGTCCGACCACACGCCGGTTCAAGACTTGTCATTCATGGCAAAGAATTCCGGATGATTAATGACGACTCCGTGGAGGGTACTGTAGAAGACCCCCGTG